CCATCCCCCTATTTTCTCAGCTTGACCATATCTAAAACGCACGTTATCTCCATTAACCCATACATTTTCAGCTTGGGTATCTGTTATTTGTTTATTAAATCCTGGTCTGAATGGTATTTTTGTTAAAGCCATAATCGTATTTTACAGTAAATTAGTGGTTGAGTATAGAACTAGACTGTGCTTGTTTTGTTAAAAATAATTGATATTTATCACCACTCTAAATTCTTCATCAGTGCAAGTAGTTCCAGTGTGTTCTATTTCTCCATCAAATATAACTATTTTATTTTCTTCGCTTTTAATTACATTTCCATCTTTTAACTTGGTATATCCATTATTAGAATTTACATAGAATACAGCAGTTTTGCTACCTTTCATGGGTGGAGTATAATCTGTATGAAAACCATGCTCAATAATTTCATTTGCCCTAAATAATAGATTTAATTTAACCCTTAATATTGCTCTAATTTCTAATTTATTTAACAAAGGCAATAACATATTAAAACTATGTTCATCGCATATTCTATGGTTATCATAAACAACTGAACATAGTTGATGGTAATCACAGTCTTTATTAAGAAATAAAACTTTATTTAAACCCCAATTTACCTGTGGACTTAAAATATAATTTTTAAAACTTTTAAAATTTTTACTTTCTATAAAATTAGATATAATTTTCATTAATTTATAAGACGTTATATATAATATATAATTATATAAAACAACTAATTATCTTGCTGGGCAAGGTGTTCCTGCACTTGATACAAAAGGTTCTTCAGCAAAGCACATGTAGATATAATTAACTCCACTTCCATTTTCTCCAGCATCTGTTCTTAAAAGTTTAAATCCATTTGAATAAAAATCTATTGTACTAGAAGAAGCTTCAGCTAAATTTAAATTAGCTAATAATCTTGCTGAAGCTGGATTATATGTGTTTCTTTTATTATCTAACAAAGTCCAGTTATCTCCTGTTGTGTTTTTAAGTAAAACCCAAGCTGGTTTAAAGCCTGTGAAACAAAATGTTCCATCTGTGCTTCCATTACCTGTGTAAGAACCAAACTTACTAAATCCTTTTTTCTCTGCAAAGCAGTAGGCTATAAATGTATTTCCACTTCCATTAGTGTTTGCACTTGTTCCAACAGAAAATACTGAAGATGTTGGTGCAGTATCATTCCAAGCAGTATTATCATTATCTCTAGCAGAACTATCATTAAGTATCATTCCATAATCTTCTGGTGCTGAAGCATCAACTCCTTTGTGATAAACTCTCCAAGGTTGAGTTGTATTTCTAGTTTTTGTAATAATCATTCCTGGTGTTGTACCTAATCCATGTCCAATCGTTGCACCAGCAATTCCATTTCCTGTATAAGACACAATACTAAATCCACTTGTAGTGTTTGCTGAAACTGTGCTTGTGATACTTCCATCTGTGTTTGATGAGCCACTTGTATTATCTGCTAACCAGTTCCATGATGCGTATGTTCCACTGCTTTGATTAACTCCAGTACCACTTCCTAAAGTAAAACCATCACTATCAAATGAAGTTAAAGTGGTTGACTCTGTAGCTTCTGCATTAGTATCATCACTATGTAATCTTTCTGTTGCACCTCTAACAATATCAAATAGCCAATGTGACCTAGTTGTATTTCTTTGTTTTAACCAAACCCAATCTGGTTGAAATCCAACTCCTGTAATAGATTGTGTTGAACCATTACCTGTATAAAGAACAGTATTAAAATAATCTGATGGTTTATCTATATCTGTGTAAGCCATTATCCAAACTCCGCTAAATTTTTTGTGTTAAGTGCATAATATCCTGATGGTACAGCATATTCAAAGTTTCCATAGCCATTACCATCACTATTTCCTGATGAGATTGTGAATTGTGGGTTGCCGAAGTTCCATTGAAAAGTATTTGTTTGTGATATTTCTCTACAGCAACCTGCTGGAAACCAAAAACCAGAAGATTTACTTCCTTCTTTACCACTTATAGAAAATCCATTTGTTCCAGTAACTGGGTCACTACTTTTACCCCATGTTCCATTTGTACCCCAAAATATTTTTTGATTATCTAAATCAAGTGCTATCATTACAATATCTCCTTGATTCCAAGAATTCCAACCTGTTTCTGCTGTACCCTCATTATACCAAACATTACCATTACCTCTTAAACCAACTCCATGATTAGTAGCACCTAAAGCACCAGCATAACCACTTTGGTCAGTTACATTTGGTGCAACACCAACAATATTATATTCAGCAGAATTATTACCAGCAGACATTTTACCTTCCCAATACCATTTGCCAGTAGAAACTCCAAATGTAGCCGTATAATGTGCTGGTTGATTTGTCATTTGAACAGTAGTGTTTCCATTTGTAAATGTTCCACCTGTATAATAATTATCTCTAGGATTCATAGTACAAAAATTATTACTAGGTGTGTCTAAAGATTGAGTAGTGTTGCTTACATCAGATGCGTCATTTCCATTACCTGATACATCATTTCCTAAATCAGCACTATCAGCAAAATTATAATAATATCCTGTTGTCCCAAAAGTTAAAGTTGTATCTAAATCTGTTTTTGGAACCCAAATTCCGTTGTCATCATACTCTGCAAAATCTGTCGGTGCTAAAACTTGTCCATCACATTTAATTACTTCTGAAAAATACATATCAGTTAAACCAGTTACACCGTCGTTCGTAACATCATTATATCCAAAAATATTTTTATAACCACTTGTATTAAAATGTATGTTTGCACCTGAACCTAAACCTCCTCCTGTTGCAAAAGTAAGTGTTATTCTTTGGTTATTTACATAGATTTTTAATCTATCGGCTGCTGTTGCATCATTTGTATTAATAACTGCCACTATGTGGTACCAGGCAGCTGGATCTCTTAATTTAACACTATCTGTTGAACTAAAATCACAATCAGGATATCTAAAAGTTCCACCGAATTGTTGTGCGCTTGTAATATTTATATACAATCTATTATTACCAGAAGAATCAGGAGCCATAAAAATAGGAACAGATTCGGTATTATTTGTTTGATATTTAACCCAAGCAGATAAAGTAGCTTGTGTAGAACTTCCACTTGATGAATTTGTTCTTTGAAATCTTGATGAAGTGTTAGTTGCACCCATGAAATTTAGTGCATTTTCTACTCTTAGTCCACCAGAAGCTAAAGTGTTAGCTGGTAATATTATATTTGACACTTTAGATTACCTCCTCTGGCCACTCTCCTAAAGGTCTTGTATATACAGGGTTTTGTTCTGTTCCTGTATTTACATATTCATATAATGCTTTTAATGCATCCACATCAGCTGTGTTATCTATTGCAGTTTCCATTTCGTTTGATTTAGTTCTAACTGCTGCTCTGTAAGTTGTAATGTCTGCAGGTACAGTATAATCAGCAATCTCAGTTGCTTTAACTACATACCAATCTGTTTTAGCAAGTAATTCTGATGCTTGTGCTTTTACAATTTTTTTCTTTTCTGTTTTTAATCCCTCAACTTTTACATCTCCAACTTCTTTATCAATGACTAATCCGTTATCTATGTCTTCTTGTGTAACTAAAACATCATTTAAATGTTTAGCAGTTGCAGTTCCCCAAGATTCTGTAACTTGACCATTTGCAAATGTAATAGTTGAATTAGTATTATTATAATATGTTGTGTCTTTGTAATTTGTTTTATCAACAATAACTTCATAAAGACCAATAGCTTCTTTTTCAGCTTTAGACCATTTAGTAAATATATCTGCTGGGTATTGTGTATCATTTAACACAAATCCTTTTGCATAATTAAATGTTTTTGTTACTTGTCCATCTTGTACTAATGCCCACATAATATCTCCTAACTCAATGTTAATGCTAAATTTCTACCAACCTCTAACCATTTAGATCCATTGTATCTAAATACAAATAAATCTCCAAGATCACCTGTAGCAGTTAAAGTTGGTGCAGTATCTGAAGCAAATTCATAAACTGCATTCCATGTTAAAGTGTTTGTACCGCCTGCGTCTTGAATAACAAGCAAAGATATGAATTGACCTGCAGCGCCATTACTAGGTGCTCCCATAGTTCTATTAGCTGTCAAAGTTACTTTTGCAACAGGAGCTGCTTGTGCATCCCATGTTATAGTTGCGGCGTCTGTTAATGTTGCTTCTGGATTGTAAGCTGCATCATTAAATTTAATGAAACCAGTTCCTTTAGTTGTTAAATCTATTCCGATGTTTGTATCATCTCCTGTTGCAGATAATGTTGGATTATTACCTGTTGCAGCATTAGCTACAGTAAATTCATTTACAGCTGATGCAGTAGTTGAAAATTTAATTTGTTCTAAATCATTTTCATCGTTAATGGAATTTCCATTATCAATTAAAATATTATTTCCGTTAGCGTCTAGATCCCCGCCCAATTGAGGAGAAGTGTCTTCTACAACGGAAGTTATTCCTGCAGTTAATCCTGTATCAACAATATTGGTTCCGTTAGAATATACAATTTTAGTTCCCTTATCTGTAGCACTAAAAGTTACTCCTGTTCCACTGACAGTTTTAAACTCAACAGTAAAAGCTCCTGTGGTTCCATTTGAAATAATATATGTTTTTTCAATTGAATCAGGAATGGTGACTATTTGATTTCCTGTAATTGTTCCTGTTAATTTAATTATTTGATTTCTTCCATTTGAAAGAGTTGCGTCTGTGATTTCAAGAGGAGTTGTTTGAGCTCCACCTGCTATAGAAACTTCTTCATATCCTGCAATTGCTTGTTGAATTAAGTTTAAATTTGTATTTGTTTTATCGCCCCATGTACCAGAGTTTTCCCCTGTTACCATTAGCTCTAAACCTAGATCTGAATAACTTGATGCCATTTAAAAATTCTCCTATTAGATTAATATTTTACTATCATTAAGCTGCTAAATCAACCTCAGTCCATACATTAGATACGCCTGGATCAATTTCTTGCCAAGCAGTAATCGCTGGTGTTCCAATGCTAGAAGTCATTGAAATACCTGTTAAACTTACATTTGCATCAGCAGTGTTTGTAACACTTCCTATATTAGCAGATAATTGTTGTCCTGTAACCTCTGCAACAGATACTGCATCTACAGAACCAACACTAAAAGTCATTGCTTGGCCTGTAACTGTTACATCAGCATCAGCATCAATATCTTCCTCACCCATAGCCATTGTCATAGCTATTCCAGTGACATCCACAGGAGTATTTAAATCTACTGTTTCATCACCAATTGCTGGAGTTAAAGAAATACCGGTTAAAGATATATTAGCATCTGCAGTTGTAGTAACTCCATTAATACTTAATGTTGCAGCAATACCATTTACAATAGGTCCTACTGCAATATTTTCTGTTACTTGTCCAACAAAAGCATCTAATTGATCTTCACTAGCATTAACAGTAATATTACCACCAGCTGCAATATCTGGAGTAACAACGGTTCCTGTTAATTGTTGTCCTGTAAGTTCAACACTTCCTGTTATTTGGAATGTTACACTTTCGATATTAGATGTTAATTGAATTCCAGTAACATTAACGTCTGCGCCTGCAGTTGCTATTTCTTCACCAATAGCTGTTTGTAATTGTTGTCCTGTTACTGTTTGTGGTACATCAATACTAATTGATACAGAGCCTATATTAGTAGCTATAGCATCTGTTGTACGAACGGTTTCTCCCCAAGGATCACTTCCCCAAGAATCAATACCCCAACCTTCAAAGGTTACGGTTTCATTAAGCCCAGCTTCTCCCCAGGAGCCATTGCCCCATGTGTTAGCACCCCAAGGAGAACCTGTAGCCATTTAAAACCTCTTTAGCTAATTCTTAAAATAGCAGCAGAAGTAGTGAATGCAGGGAATTGAATTGTAAATGTTCCCGATGTTGCAGTTTTGTCTCCACCGAAGTCTAAAACAGCAACGGCTTCAGTAGTACCTGTACCACCATCAGTTGTTGTATTATAAATCAAAGCTCCTCTAGCAGTAAGTGTAACGCCAGTAAAAGATAAGTTTGAAAAACTTGTTATTGCTACACCTGAAGATACTTTCACTCCAGAATTTACCAAAGCTTTTCCACCTGCAGTATATCCTGATGGTGAAGTTACTTCGCCAGATGATGAATAGTTAGTAGTCGATGCTCCTAATGTAGCAGTAGAAACATACATTGCTAATTTAAATGTATCTCCACCGCTATCAAAATCATGCTCACCACCCATCAATTGTTTTTTAAATGAATTGCAAATTGCATTTGTTGTTATTGCCATAATTAATCTCCTTATTTTAATAATGTATTTGGCGATGGTGAAGGTATCTGTATTCTAGGTACCCCATCATCGTATTCTGCACGTCTTCTTCTCCCCATTTGTTGAAGAGCAAAATTTTGTACTTCCTCATCATACTTGCTTTTATACAAGTTGTACATATCCACCGGACCTTTTAAATAACTAAAAGCCTCTGTTAACACCCCATGTAATAACATTGATTCTTGATATGTAGATAAGAACGTATTATTACTTGCTGTGAATTGTGGTGGATCTGTGATGTAATTTATTTGCACGGTATATGCAGAATCAGGTATAGGTGCTACAAGTATATTAAAATCATCCCAATTAGCCCAATATTTAGGTTCACCTGTAGCCGCATTATTATTATATTCAGAAATAAAACTTGTATCTCTTTTTTCTAAAAAAGTTCTTGTTGAGCCATTAATCATTTGTACTGACCTCATTATTGTTAGATCTGCAGGTAAACTTACATATCTATTACCTGAGGTAAATGTAGATGTTGAATATTTTCTAAGATCATCATAATCAACTTTACCAGCAACATCCAATTCTACAGATCTAATAAAACCTTGTATAATAGCATCAGTTAAAACAGAACTACTTACTTCTGTGTAGTCTCTTACTTTTGTTAAAAAATTTGCATAAGTTATAGCCATTACGTTATACTCACTGTTATTTGACCTAAGGCCGTTAATAATTCTCTTCTTCTATTTTGCAAAGATGGATCTGCAGGTACCATAACAGTTTGACCTTGTGTTATATAAGCAAAGTCACCTGGCAGTGTTAGATCAGCAACACCGACTGTTATTCCTCCCGAATCTGCATAGACACCGCTTATATCAGTAGGTTGTTGAAATCTTTGTGGTCTTGTATTTTGCAATGCAATTGCATCTGCAACACTTCGTCTTCTTCTAATTTGAGGATGTTTAGGTTCATATTCAGAAATATGTACTAAAGAACCATTCCATTCTTTAACCATTTCATTGTAAGGAAAAGCCATACCTGATCTATCTGATATTGCCTGCGAATATTTTCCTGATGCCCATTTAGCCATATTTATGCTCCACTAGGGTAAAAAGTTTGAGGTGAAATATAGGTAGATGTTCTTTGACCATCTTCGTCAAGAGCTCTCTTTAATTCATCTTCATAAATTAATTTATTTTGTTGTACTAAAGCGGGAGCCTTTTTCATAGATAAATAATAAGCAAGTCCAGCACACATACATGGTAAAAATCTATAAACAACATCTGGATCATTAGTGTAAGCCCCAGCGTCTTCTATTCTTTTAATAACATAAAATTTTAAGGTTGTATAAGTATTTAAATCTGGTGCTTGATACAAATAAATTACAGGAGTAGTTTGTCTATCTACATAATACTGAGAAGGTTGTCCTGTAGCTAACTTATTAGGTAATGCTGCATAAGCAGATCTATCTATTTTTGTTAAAGATACATCTTGAGTGTTTGCATTATTACCCGCTGCAGCAGTAGATGATACATAAGCTTCTAAGACATCATTAACATCAGAGTCTACTGTATAGTTTGCCTGACCAGAAACTAAAGCTATTTCATTCAATTCTGTTTTCCATAAATGAATACCTCTGTTACCCCACTCAGCAAAAAGTAAATCTAAACTTCTTCTAGCTGAACGCATATCATAACCAGAACTACCTACAAGGCCACATCTTTCATAACCTTCAGTAATTACGTCATCGATATTTAAATTGAAGGATGTAGTTCCTGAAGTTGCCATTATGCTTTCCTTTTCTTATCTACGCCTTTTATTTTACCTTTATTTTTTGATGCGTAAAAAACCTGTTTAGCTTTTTTTGCGCCATATTCTTTCTTCATGGCTTTCATTATTTTTTTGCCTTTTTCTGTTAATGGCATTTTAAATCTCCTTTATAGCGGCCGCTTTGAGAGTGTTTTTCTTCTCCTTTTTGCGGTTGTACAACTTCTTTGAGTGTACCACTTTTTGACTATACTTTGAAGACCTTAGGTTTTTTGCTATTAGGTTTCTTTTTAACTTGTAATCTTTTCTTTTTTTCACCTCTAGCGCCTCGTAACTGTCCTTCTATTTGTTTGGTTATTTGACCTCTGGATATTGCCATTATATTAAATCCACTGCCTTTCCTATTATTGGTTTATATTTAGTTCTACCATCTTCTTTAAAAGCTCTCAAGAATTGTTTTCTACCTTTTTCAGAAACATAACTACAATGCACCCACCCGCTGTTGGGCTCTCCTGGAACATAAAATTCTAAAATCATTTGATCAAAATCTAAATTCTTATAAATCCAATCTGCAACTTCAGCATTATCTTTACCTGGACATTCAAAATCACAAGCCTCTGCTTTTGTATGTTGACTAGTAATTGAACTACCTATTTTAAGACAAAGATCAGGAGATCTAAATCCACTGGTCACGGTTACAGGCCCGAAGTGATCCCGTACGGGTTGAAGAATATTTTCACAAAGTAATTTTAATTTTTCAATTTGATTAGCATTAGGATTATTATCAACCCCTAATCGTACAGCAGTGTCCGATTTAATTAACTCTTGTAAAGTAAAATTCCTGGAAAGGTTCATTAGTGATCTAATATCTTTTTTATTGATTTACTTCCATCTATATTTTCTTCTAGTTCAGCTTTTACATTACCACATTTATAAGTAACATTCAAATTTTGTTCTCGCTCTGCAAGTCTTTTACCCTTTAAACAATCAGACATGGACTCTTGTATTCTGTGTTCTTGCAATTCTCCTGCAATAAACATACAAAGAGCAACGACACTGCTAATAACCGTTTCCATTAGCAAACTCCCGTTG